CGCTATGAACAAAAAGCTGGTTGGACAGAATTTACAACCAATGGTATTTTTAATTCTATATGTGCTGTTGATACAAATTTATATGTAACAGCATGGTATGATGCTGGTGATGGTACAAAAAAACTTTCTTTAATGGAATTTGATAAAACAAGAAATTTAGATAATAGTAGAGATTATTCTAATACAGCTTTAGCAGAATATACAATACCTACATCAGATTGGTTAAATGGAGCAGTTCTAGATGTTATAACTGACCTTGCATATGTTGGACAATTTACAGTAGCAAGTAATAAAATAAATACAAGTTCAGCACAAAATTTAATTATTAATACAAAAGCAGAAATAGGATATACATTTCCAGTAGAATTAAAAACAAATCCATTAGATGTTAGCATTCAAAATGGACCATTGACAGGACATCCAAGACATCTAAATAAAATAACATTGGATTTGGTAAATGCTAATTCAGTAAGTGTTAATGGGAAAAGATTAACTATAAGACAAACTACTGATGACATGAGTTTGCCAATTAATCCAGTTACTGAAAAAATAGAATTTCGTTTGTTAGGTTATTCAAAAGACCCAACAGTTACAATTAATCAAAGAACACCATTACCATTACAAATTAATGGTGTCATAGCAGAGGTTACTTTTTAATGTGTGTTGCACCACCAGTATTAATGTTTGGACTTGGTCTTTATGGTCAATATAAATCAGGAAAAATTGCAGCAAATGCTGAACAAGCACAAGCAGAAGAAGCTCAAAAGGTTTCTCAATTTAATGCTGGTGCAGCTTTGATAAATAAAAAACAAAGTGATTTAGAAGCACTTTCAATAGCAAATGCAAAACTCGAAATGATGAATGAAGAAATGGAAAGTAATGATGCATGGTTTGCTTTTCTTGGAAGAGAAACACCTTCAGAATTATTAGAATACCAAAAAAGAAAAGCATATGAGGATATAGCAAGAGGAGATATGATGAGCTTTTTACAAGGCACTCAAAGTATTATGCAAGCAAATGAAGAAATAAGAAGAGGAAATAATGCAATAATTCAAGGGGGAAGAGCAGCTTCAGCAAGAAAATGGAATAGTTATTCAAATATGTTTTCATCTTTATATACTGGGTTTCAATATATAGGTAGAGGTTATTAATGGTTACAGGAGTAAATCGACCAAAATTAGGAAGTGGTATTTACAAACCAATTCAAGTTTTTAAAAAACAACAACAAGATGTATCTTCTGGTTCATTAAAAATGGCTAATGCTGTTGATACTTTATCATCTGCTATTCTTGATGTTGCACATAAAGAAGGTGTTAAAAAAGCAAAAGAAATAGGAAAGAATGCATTCTTTTCAGTTCCTAATGATGGTTTTGCAATAGATCAAAGAGAATTTTTAGATGATGAAAATACAATAGAAAATCCAAATAAAGGGAAACCTATTGCATTTAGTAGTAATTTTGTACCTCAAAATGGTGGGCAAATAGCAAGAGATTCATATGAAGCACTTATTTATGAAAAATATTTTAGATTAAGTGAAGATGAATTAAATAATGCAAATGCTAAATTTTATAATAAAGTTGGTAAGAATGGATATACGATTGCACAATACAAAACTGATATAAGTAATTATGCAAATTCAATGGTAAAACACGCATTACCACAATTTCAAACTCCAATATTAAATGCAAGTTCAGAATTAATAGCAACGAATGTAATTAAATTACAGCAAGAACAATTAGCTAAAAATATACTTAATACAAACAATAGTCGTACTAAAAAAATAGAAAATGAAATAGAAATATATGAACAAATAGTTGCAAAATTTGGAATTAATTCTACTGAAGCACTCGAACAAAAAGAAAAATTAAGATCATATCGTGAAGATAATTCACAATATGTTGAGCATTATAAAAATTATCCTCAAATAAGAGATGACCATAACAAAAGAATAATTGCAGCTGAAGCTAATGGAGGTTTACAAAAATTATATAATAATGTTTCTAATTATTTAAAAAATGTAGATCTTAAAGAACGTAAAAATTTTTTAAAAGCTTTTGATGGAGTTTTACAACAATTACGAATTTCAAATGATACAGATAATTTATCTATTAAAAATTTTAATGAAAAAACAGGAGGTATTTTTAAAAACGATATTGAAAAAATAGCTTCTTTAGGAAATCCAAATGATAGACAATCAACTATTTCAAGTATTACTCAAGGTGTAAATAATCAAATACAAGTTGATATTTTAAATAATGCACAAGATTTAGAAGATAGAAAAAATACTTTTTTTGATTTAAATTTAAAATTAACTAATCAAGTTTCATCTTTAAAAAATCAAATTATTAATGGAGAAACTAATCATACAGATAAAAATATAGAGAGTACTATAAAAAATTTTGATGAAATTTTAAAAATTGCAAAAGAAACATTTCCTCCTGGTTCTCCTAATTTACAAAATATAATAAACCAAAAAAAACAATTTTTTCAATTAATTGCAGATTCTTTTGTTGAAAGTGAAACAGTTCTTTTTAATAATATATTTACTTCTCTTGCTGCAACAGATGATGATTTTGATAATATATCGTCTGTTTTTACTGAGTTAATTAATAATTTTGAAAGTTCTAAAAATAGAGAAGAAGCACAAACAGTTTTTAATAATTTTAAAAAAGTTGATTCTAATAATTTAATTTTAGAAAAAATTTACGCAACAGGTGGAGCAGCTTTTGGTAATATAGATGATATTGGAACATCACTTATAAATTTAAAATTTGGTGATTATTTAGGTCAGAATGGATTACCAAGTTTAGATAAAAACGAAATTGATATACCAGGTACTTTTCGTAAATTTCAGTCAAATATGGTAGGCATTTTTGGTGGAGCATTTGATAATCTTGCAGAAAACCGACGAAGACAAAATGCTAAAGCATATACTCAAATGAATAATTATATAATTGGACAGGCTGCTAACAAAACAAAAGAAATATTAACAAATAAAAACCAGACATTTCAAAATGCTATTCAAGAATTTAATAAATATACAGAAGAATCAAAAGCATCAATTAGACAAAATGTAAATAAAAATAATCAAATAATTAATAAAGAATTAGAAATTCAAAGATTAGAAGATGAACTAGCAACTGAAAATTTAAAAACAATAGTAGAAATATTAGGAGCAGCAGATGATAATGAAACATTTGGTACTTTAGATTTTGTAAGAAATTTTAAAGCATATATTGATAATCCAGGTGTTAATACTCTTGAAACTTTAATTGATGGAACAACAAAAGAAAAACCAAATTTAGCTGCATTTTTTGAATATGTTAAAGATAATTTATATAAAACTGAAAATAGTGTTTTTTTAAATAAGGTTCAAAATATTTATGATGATAGAACGAGAATGTTTGAGAAAACAAAACAAGACATAAAAATAGATAATACAGATAAATTAGTAACTAATTTTTCAGTGCAAGATGTTGCTGATGCATTAAACTCACGTTATTTTAAACAACAATTTGATTTGCCTACATTTGATAAACAAATTGGTAATTTTTCTGTACCAGATGGAATAAATCCAAAATTAATAAGAGCGATTTTATTATCAAATGAATCAAGAAGTTATCCAACAGTTGTTGAAGCTTTTAAAAATTTTACAGGTAATTTTCCAGGTAGTGAAGAAGAGTTTGAAACCCTTAAAGATAATGTTAGAACAATTTTTAGTATAGCAGCAGGTTTAGACTATAGTAATGAAAAAATAATTGAAAAGTTTATTGGTTCAACTAATAATAAAGAATCTAAAAAATTAAAAGATTTAATACAAACAATGTTAATTTTAGATTCTACTGGAGAAAAAGGTCTTCTTAAAGCAGTGCGTACATCAATAAATCAAAATGATAGTTATGCAGATTTTGTTTCTTTTGATAAAAACAGAACAGAAGCACAAGTAAATCAAGATATGAAAGAACTTATAATGCCGATTATTGGAAACGCATTAGGTGAAGGTGGAGAGGTATCAGGTGGTTATGTTGATAAAGTCTATGAAAATTATTTACCTATTTGGTTAGGTCTTGGTCGATTTCATAAAACATTAACAGACAGAGCTGAAAGAAATCCAAATGAACCAGATCCAGGTTCTTTAGAAAAATTTTATGAACAAAAAATACCAGGTTTTATAAAAAGTAATTTTAAATTAAAAGATGAAAATGAAGTAACACCAGAATTTACAAATAGAATATTTGGAGGATTAAATTCTAGTTTTCCAGATGAAAAAACAAAAAATAATTTTTTATTATTTGTTTCTAATGATATAAATAGTTTTAATAAACCTGAAGCTCAAATACGAATAGGTGATTCAGACAAGTTTAAATCTTTAGGTAAAATAAATTTTATGCTTCAATCAGAATATAATGATAAATTTGCACAAATAAGTAGTAAAGATGTAATACTACAAAATGAATTTAAGAAAAAAAATATACCTATTCTTTTTATGCCAACTGGATTTAATACTTTTACAATAATGTATGAAGATGAAAATAAAATTTTACAACCACTTATTTTAGAAGATGAAAATAATGTTCCAACATTTATGGAATACAGTGCAAATGAATATATAGATTTACCTGATATGAAAAAATATAATGAAATTCAACAATTGTTTATTGATAATGTTTCAGATGAACAGTTTGAAGAAGATTGCAGATTAGTTGCACAAGGTAAAAATCCAAGTGTTCAATTTCTTGAACCAACTCCTTATGGAAGCAAAAATAATAAATTACTTAATGTATTTCAAAATTATAAAGAAGCACCAGCATTAAAAAAATATATAGAAATGTGTAAACAATTTAATAAAAATAAAATAAATAAAGAAACAAAGGATATGTCTTTAATACAATATATACATCATCTTAGTGGTATTAATAGATTAAAAAAACAAGAACAAGAAAATAAAGTTCCAATAATAGGTATGGGTATAGCTCAATGAATCTATTTGAATATAATAGTAGATTGCCAGAAAAGTATCGTGGTCAAAAACAAAATAATTTTAACTCTGATTCTTTTTTAATATCAGAAAGAAAGCCTAGTTTTTCTGAAACCTTTGATGCTTACTTTGGATATACATATGATAGAATAGGCGAAAGAATTTATGATGTATATAAGTATGGTCGTGATCCAACAAGAACAGGTTTTTATGCAAAAAGAGATCCAAATTATAATCCATTTGATGATTTACTAGGTTATGAAGAGTATGCAGAATATCTAACAACAAATGCTGTAAATGCAGAGCATATGCAATCTTTAAAAAATAGAATAGAAAGTAATAAACAAGATAGAGAAACATTAGGAAATGCAAGTTTAATAAATCAATTTGCTGTTGGAATGTTTGATCCAGTAAATTTAATAGCCTTACCTTTTGGTGGACCTACAATAGGAATTGCAAGGTCAGCATTAAGAACTGGTGTTGGTGTTGGTATATTGCAAACTGGTCAAGAAGCTATTCGTGCGCCTTTTGATCCACTTAATCAACCTCTTGAAGTTCCAATAAATATTGGAATGGCAACTCTTGGTGGGTTTTTATTAGGAGGTGCTTTTTCAATATTACCAACAAGAAAAGCATCAGCAATAAAAAAAACAAAAAAAAATTTAGATAATTTTATTAGTCATGTTGGTGGTATAAAAGCAGAAGAATATTTAGAAGGTCCAAAACAAATAAATAGAGAGCCTTTTAAAAATATTACTGATGAAGATTTAAATTTAAAATTAACAAATCAAGATATTGTTACTAAAAAATTAGTAGATGAATATGAAAGTGTAAAACAAAGATTTCAAGATGGAGAAGATGTTCATGCTAGATTAGTAGAATTAGATGGACAAATTTCAGATGCAATAGGTGCATCAAATCCTTTAAAATTAGAAACAAAATTAAGAATTATTGATAAAGCTGTACAAGGTGAAAAACAATTTAAAATAGCAGGAAATGGTTATTATGATGCATTTTTATATAATCTTATTCCTTCTCCATTACGATCTGTAATTAATAATAAAAATGTAACAAATAAATCTAAATTTTATATTATGAAATTAGCTGGTGATTCTGGAATGTTAACTACATTAGAACAGCTTGGTGTATCAATTGGGAAATCAGTTCATCAATTATCTTCTGCAAGAAATGGAAAAATGTATCGTGTTGAAAGTAATATTGCTAATGATTGGAAAGAACATGGAAGACGATCAAGTGTTATGACAAAATTAACATATAATTTTTCTGATATGAGTCAAAGAATTACAAATCGTGTTGAAGGTATAAAAGAAGAAAACTTTTTAACAACACCAAGAGAACAACAAACCTTATCAATGTATATTAAAGGAATAAATTATCATAGAATTATGGAAACTCCTTTATCACAACTATCAGAAGCACAAAGACGTTCTATAAAAACTTTAGATGATTATTATAAATCAATGAATGATGAATTAATATCTGCTGGATTGCTTGGTTCTAATTCAAGAATAAAAAAAGAAATTTCAAAATTAGAAAAAGATTTAGAACAAACAAAACTTCTTCTTACAAAATCAAAAACATTAAAAACAAGTAATAAAGATTTAGAATCTATTCTTGAATTAAGAATAAAAGATTTAGAAGAACGTATTGCAGAAGATAAATCAAGTTTAGAATTTGCATTAGATATAAATATTGATGAAAAAAAATTTAATCCAAGATTTTATAGTAAACAAAAAATACTTGATAATAGAATAGAATTTGAAAATGTATTAATTAAATCATTTAAAGAAAATCCATTTATTTTTACAAAAAATAAAGATGGTACTGTAATAAAAAAACAGCTTTCTATTGAGCCAAAAGATTTAGAAACAAGAGCAAAAGAAGTAACTGATAATATTTTAGGATTAAATGATGAAGGCAATATTGATAATGTTTATCAAGGTTTTGTTGGATCAAAACATCTTAGACATAGGCAAATAACAGCATCTGATAAAGATTTATATCCTTTTCTTGAAGATAATCCTTTTAAAATATTAAGAGCTTATAATCAAAAAGTTTCACCTGTTTTAGAATTTGCAAGAATATTTGAGGGAAAAACTCTTAATGATATTCGACATGAAATATATACAGATATGATTGAAAATAAAAAAAGTTTGGAAGAAGCACAAAAAGTTTTTATGAAATTCAAAGGTTTATACGATAGAATTGTTGGTTCACCAGTAAAAAATCCAGATAAAATGTCATATAGATTTTCAAGAATAATAAGAAGTTTTGCACAAATGAATTATCTTGGAAAAGCTGTTTTATCAACTATATCTGAACCTGCAAAACTATTTCATGACCATGATTTTAAAGATGTTTTTAAAGGTTTTTTTGATTTAATTGAAGCAGGTACTAAAGGACCTGAATCATTAGGTGGTTTAAAAGCAGACGAAGTTTTTCTTGCTGGAGAAGGATTAGATATTGTTTTACAGACAACGCATATGAGATTAGTTGATGATATTAAAAAAAATCAACTTCATAATGATATATTTGATAAAATGAATAATGCTTTTTTTACAGTAAATGGTCTTGCTCCTATTACAAATTTATTAAAACAATGGGATGGTATATTAAGACAGCATACTTTAATAAAAAATTCTATTAAAATTACTGAGGGTACAGCTACACAACAAGAAAGATTTTTTATGAGAAGATATGGTATTGATGATACTATGGCTTTTCAAATTGCTAATGCCCCGTGGCAAAGAACAAGAAGAGGATTGTATTTTGCTAATTCTGAAGAATGGTTAAATACAAAACAATTTAAACATATTGCTGATGTTGATATCAGAGATATGGATACAACAGAAACATATTGGAAAGGCAAAAAAAATGCTATTTCATTTGTAGAGAAAAAAAGAAATAAAAAACCAATTCTTTATTTAGATAAAGAAGCTATATATTTTGATTTTGAAAATAAAAAATATACAAAACCAGGTGTAAAAAATGTTAAACCTTTTCCTGATGATGCATTTAATTCAAAAGAAGATTATTATAATTTTATTAAATTAAAAGAAGTTTATTATTTAACAAAAAAACAAAATAAAAATGAAACAAAATCTGCTTATGAAAATAGAATGAGAAAATTAGCTTATACTGAGTTACAAAATCAAACACAAATGAATAAAGAAACACTTGAAGCTTTTCGTTCTTCATTAAATTCTGGTGTTTTAAATACAATATTAATGGGAACACCTGCTGATAAACCTTTAATTACTGATGGAGTTGTGTATATTCCAATGAGAGTTGCAAAAAGGTTTGGCATGAAAGAAGATGAAATTGTAAAAGGTTATGCAAGATTTGAAAATGGTATTTTAGGTTTACCTTTTCAATTCTATTCTTATTCTTTAGCAGCAGTAAATAAAATAACTGGTTCTTTTTTACAAGGACAAGTTAAAAATAGAGCAGTTGCATTAGTTGGTGCAGTTGGATTAGCATATCTTGGTCAAAAGTTAAGAACAAATGAATACACATGGGATAACTTATCATATACAGATAAATTTGCTAGAGCTTTTGACTATTCAGGTTTAGCAAGTTTATATACTGGATTATTTTATGAAGCTTTTCATACTGCATATGCCTTAGATCAAGATATAAGTTATGGATTATTAAAGCCAAAATATAATGTTAATGCAGATGGTCCAGCAGAAACAATTGTAGGAATCTCAGGTGCTGGACCAAGTATATTTTTTGATTTTGTTTCTAATTCATTTACACTTGCAACAGGCAAAGAAATAAAATTAAATAAAGGTGGTTTTGATTTTATAGAAGGTAACAGGTCAAATGCTGCATCTGAAATTACAAGAAGTTTGCCTTTTGCAACAATTCCAGGTATTCAATTATTAACAAATGAAGTATCTGGCACAATAAAGGAGATGGGAGATTAGATGACAATAAGTATTTCAAACAATAATCCGCGTGTGTCCTATACAGTTGCACAAGGAGCTACACAATCAACATTTGCAGTATCTTTTGAATTTTTTGCAGCTGCTGATTTAAATGTATATGTAGATGGTACATTAAAATCATTAACAACACATTATACAGTTACAGGAGGAGATGGTTCTACTGGATCTGTTGCAATATCAGTGACTGGAGCATCAGGTGGTTCAACAGTTTTAATTACAAGAGATATAGCTTTAGAAAGAACAACAGATTTTCCTATTTCAGGTGCTTTTCAAGTTGAAACATTAAATACAGAACTTGATAGATTTATTGCAATACAAGCAGATATTAATGATACTGTGTCTCGATCTGTTAGATTAGCAGATGAAGATGAAGCTGTTTCAATGGAGTTGCCATTAAAAGCTAGTCGTGTTGGAACTGTTCTTGGTTTTAATGCAACAACAGGTGCAGCAGAAGCAGGACCAACTATTGCAAATGTAAATTCTCTTTCTGCTATAACAACAAATATAAATACAGTTGCAGGTATAAGCAGTGATATAACAACTGTTGCAAACAATAATAGTAATGTAACTACAGTTGCAGGAATATCTTCGAATGTAACAACAGTTGCTGGTATTTCATCAAATGTAACAACAGTTGCAGGTAAAGCATCTTTAATTACTACAGATTTTGCATCAGATATGGCTCTTATTGATAGCACTTTTGTTTCAAAAATAAATCTTGTTACAAGTGATTTTATTACTGACATGAATTTAGTTACATCAGATTTTATTTCTGATTTAAATACAGTTGCATCAAGTGACTTTGTTTCTGATTTAAACACAATTGCATCAAGTGATTTTGTAAGTGATTTAAATGCTATCGAAGCAATAAAAGCTGATGTAACAACAGTTGCAAATAATATTACTAGTGTAAATAGTTTTGCAGAAAGATATAGAATAAGTTCTTCTGCTCCTTCAACAAGTTTAGATGTTGGTGATTTATGGTTTGATACAACAAATAATGTTTTAAAAGTATATGAAGCAAGTCAATGGGTTCCAACTGTTTCAAATGTAAATGCTACAAATGAAAGAGGAGATTTTACTGTTGGAACATCAGCAGGAAGTTATTCTGGCTCGACAACTGTTTTTCCTGCAACATATGATGTTGGATTTATAGACGTATATTTAAATGGGGTTAAACTAGCAGCTGCCGATTTTACAGCCACGAATGGAACAAGCATTACTCTTGCTTCTGCAGCATCTTCAGGTGATAGTTTACAAACTGTTGCCTATAGTACTTTTGATTCTGCAAATCACTATACAAAAACAAGTTCTGATGCAAGATATGCACAGTTATCAAACAACTTATCTGATGTTACTGCTTCAACGGCTCGAACAAATCTTGGTTTAGGAACAATAGCAACTCAAGCTTCTAATGCTGTTGCTATTACTGGAGGGTCATTATCTAATCTTACAGCTCTTGAGGTTGATGGAGGACTAATAGAATTAAAATCAAACACAGGTGCTGTTGCAAAACTTGATATGTATTGTGAAAACTCTAATGCCCACAAAGTAACATTACAGCCCCCTGCTCATGCTAATTATACTGGAAATGTTGTAAGTACTTTGCCTAATACGACAGGCACACTCATTAATGATACTGGAGCAACATTCACAGGTGATGTTACTTTCAAACAAACCATTGATGAAAGTACACCTATAACATCAAGTTCAAATGCTGCAACAATAGATTTAAATTTAGGAAATGTATTTACACATACCTTAAGCGAAAATGTTACATATACATTTAGTAATCCTGGAGCATCAGGCAAAGCATCTTCTTTTATATTAAAAGTTACACAAGATAGTTCAGCAAGAACTATTACTTTTCCCGCGAGTGTTGATTGGGCTTCTGCAACTGCACCTACATTAACATCTACAAGTGGAGGTGTTGACGTATTTGGGTTTTTTACAGTTGATGGTGGTAATACTTATTATGGATTTACACTCGGACAGGCAATGGGATAAAATATGTCAGTATCTAAATTATTATTAGCGGCGAGCGGTTCATCAAGTTCTTTAACTGTAAGTGACGTATTTAAAACATTTTTGTATACAGGAAATGCAACAAATAGAAACATAGAAAATGGCATTGATTTAACAGGAGGAGGTCTTGTTTGGACAAAATCCAGAGCTGCACACAATCACTCACTTCATGACAGTGCAAGAGGTGTAACGTGTTTATTAAGACCAAACGGCAATAATGCACAATATTGCGACGCAACCCAAATAAGCTCTTTTAACGCAAATGGATTTTCGCTTGGAACTGATGGCAGTTCTAATACTAATTTAAGAAATTATGTGTCTTGGACATTTAGAAAAGCTGATCGTTTTTTTGATGTTAAAACGACGACTCATACAAATGGAAGTACCACAACTTTAGACTTCTCCTCTTTGGGAACAATAGGTATGGGAATAGCTAAAAGATCGGACTCAACTGGAAATTGGTTTGTTCAACACCGAGCCGATACAACGAAACATTTACTTTTAAATTCTAGTGCAGCTGCTTCAACAGCTGAAACTGATTTTGGAATAGATGGCACAAATTTTAGACTTGATGCTAATTTACCCTCAGGAACATATGTTGTTTTTTGTTTTGCTCATCATAACTCAGATGGGGGCTATGGAGCTAGTGGAAATGATGACATAATTAAATGTGATAGTTATACTAATAATTCATCAAGCAATGTAACTATAAATTTAGGTTTTAGTCCTCAATTTATTCTACTTAAAAACATATCTGATTCCGCTGACTTTATTTTGTTAGATACCGAACGAGGAATTGTCAATAACCCTAGTGTTGCATCTACTCCAGAGCTAGTGGCTAATGATTTAACAGCAGAGAGTAATACAAGAGGAATACTTCCTGATTCTAATGGATTTATTGTTCAAGCTGGAGTTGATGCAAGATATAATTCTGGAGCGACTACAGGAACTAAAACGTACATTTATATGGCTATTTCAAGTTAAGGAAAAAATATTATGGTAGAATATAGAGATAGAAAAACTGGAGAAATTAAGACAAAAGACCAGTTAAAATCTGAGTTTAAAAATATGAGTATACCTAGAGGAGAATGGAACAAAAATGTTCTTGATGCTATGAATATCGATTTAATATTGCGTGGTGAACCTGCAAAAACTACTGCATATCAAACAAGTGTGCGTGATTCTATTTATAAAGATTCTAAAGGCAATTGGGTAGAAAAGTATGTTGCTAAAGATATGTTTTCAGCAACTAAAGATAAAGATGGAAAAACAATTACAAAAGAAACACAAGAAAAAAACTATCAAAAAAAATTAGATGATGCAGCTGCTGCAAATGTTAGAACAGAAAGAAATTTATTGTTAAAAGAATGTGATTGGACTGTTCTCGCTGACAGTCCACTTTCAACAACAAAACAAAATGAATGGAAAGCATATAGAAAAACATTGCGTGATATCCCATCTGAGTCAGGCTTTCCACATTCAATAACTTTTCCAGATAAGCCATCTTAATGAAAGGATAAAATATGACAAGAGCCAGAGATTTTGCATCACTTTCTTCAATAGGGTCAAGCCAAATAAATACTTTAATTAGTCTTTCTGCAAGTGGTGGAGGTAGTGGTGTAACTGTAGTAGCTGATATAACTGCTAGAGATGCGTTATCACCTTCGAATGGAGATATTGTTTATGTAACTGATGCAAACGGATCAAGTGTACCAGCAGCTTATATGCGAAGTGGAAGCACTTGGGAAGAGATTTATCTTGGTCCAAATGAAGGTCCATCATTTACAACAGCACTTAATGCAAGTTACACACTCGCAACTGATGGCAGTGCAACTGTATTGACACCTGTTGCTACTGACAATGATGGATTCCCAATAACTTATTCGTTTGATACAACAGGTTTAGGTAATATTGCATCTATTGCACAAGGAACTGGTGGAAATACAAATCGTTTTACAATTACTCCTAGTACAAATACAGCTCATGCAGGAACATTTACTTTTAGAGCAATTGCTAATGATGGAGTAAATGTAGCAACATCAACAGCATCATTAACTTTGCAGTTTGCATATACTCTGGATTATTTAGTCGTAGGTGGAGGTGGAGGTGCATCTTCTGGAGGTGGTGGTGGAGGTGCTGTTCTCTATCGAACAGGTGTTTCAACCAGTGCAGGTACAGTTTGGACGGCTACTATTGGTGCTGGTGGTTCTGGGGGAGCTTATAATACAACAAATGCTACCGTAGGTAGCAGTAGTACTTTTGCATCTGATGATGGATCGTTCGCAACTGTAACTGCTGGGGGAGGTGGTTATGGTGGTTCAACTGACAACTCATCTCAATTTCATGGAGGAAATGGTGCTGCTTCTACAATAGCAAGTGCAACATCTGCCATAGGTAGTGGTGGTGGAGGGGGTGCTGGTGACGGACGTACCACTAATGGAGGTACAGGTGGCACACTTAATGGCTCTGCGTCTGGTTATGCTGGTGGTGGCAACGGAGGTAACACAGGTTCACCTTATTATGCTGCTGGAGGTGCTGGTGCAGGAGCTGCTGGATCAAATGCTACAGGTTCTTATGGAGGTGCTGGGGGAACTGGTGTTTCCAATAGTATAACAGGTTCTGCAGTAACCTATGGCGGTGGTGGCGGTGGTGCAAGCCATCTATCAGGAACACCTGGCTCTGGTGGCTCTGGTGGTGGTGGTAATGGAGTAAATGGTACTGGACAAGCTGGAACAGCTAACACTGGAGGAGGTGGAGGTGGTTCTGTAAGCAGTAATGTTGGTGGAGCAGGTGGTTCTGGAGTCGTTATCATTCGAGTGCCTACAGCAAGCTATACTGGCACTACAACAGGAAGCCCAACAGTAACAACTGATGGAAGTTATAAAGTTATTACTTTCACTTCTAATGGAACATATACAGCCTAATGCCTGATCCGTTAACAATTTCACTAGCTGCGTTTGCTGCCATAAAGAAGGGCATTGAAATAGGAAAAGACCTTTCTCAAATGTCCAAAGATTTTGGAAAGCTCTATGATTTTATTGATGAACAAAAAGAAATAAAGAAAAAAGGTAGCAAGAATGATGTTCTAGCAAATTACATTGCCTATGAAAAAGCAATGGATATGGAGCGAGAACTAACTCGTATTATTCAGCAAACTAGAGGAGCTTCTGGTCTAAGAAAATTTAGACAAATGCAACAACAAGCTAAAGAACAAGAAAAAGCTTCCCGATATGCAGCTATGCAACGTGCAGAAAACATTAAACAAATATTAGGAATCACTGTAGGTATATTAATATTTGTTGCTGCTGTTGTAGCTTTAGTGTACTTTGCTGCTAAATATAGTAATAAATTATGAATAATGAAATAACAAAATATTTAATATTAATTATAGCCTGTGCTTGGCTTTTTTCTTTATATTTTACTCCAAAATGGTTATTAATAAAATGATAAAAGATGTATTGCATACAGTTTCAAATGTTGTTGGTGAGTTTATTGAAGATAAAGATAAAAAAAATCAACTTGAAACAGAACTGAAAAAAAAATTAATTGATTTAGATTTAGCACAATCTCAAGCAAATATTGAACAAGCAAAACATTCAAGTTTGTTTGTTGCAGGAGCAAGACCTGCTATTATGTGGGTTTGTTGTTTAGGTTTATTTGCAAATTTTTTTATTTTACCAATTGCAGAATGGATTGTTGTTATGTGGTATCCTACTATGAAACTGCCATCTTTAAACAGTGGTGAACTTATGACACTAACACTTTCATTATTAGGTCTTGGTGGAATGAGAAGCTTTGAAAAAACAAAAGGTATAGCAAGAAAAAATATAAAGGAGTAATTATGAGTTTTAAATTATCAGAAAGAAGTTTATCAAAATTAGAAGGTGTACATGAAAATTTAGTTTCAATCGTAAAAGAAGCAATTACTTTGACAAAAGTTGATTTTGGTGTTATTTGTGGATTACGTAGTGAAGCTGAACAAAAAGAATTATTTAATAAAGGTGCATCTCAAACCTTACATAGTAAACATTTGCCACAAAGGTCTACAGGAAAGAGTCATGCAGTTGATCTTATGGCATATGTAGGTTCAAGAGCAAGTTGGGAATTAAATTTATATGATGATATTGCTGATGCTATGGCAACGGCATCTAAAAATCAAAAGGTAAATATTCTTTGGGGTGCTGCTTGGACAGTAAATATTTCTAATTGGGAAGGTACAATGAATGATGCTATGAATGAGTATATTGATTTTAGAAGAAGTTCAAATAGAAAGCCGTTCATTGATGGACCTCACTTTGAACTGGTTTGAATTTTTTTCATCTTCCCTAAACTAACCCCCCCCTTTCCTAACTTACTTAATTCTGAGGGGGGGATTTTTTTTAGTGAGCAGAAAAACAAGAGATTTGGAGAACGACTTGTTAGTCTGCTCTTATTCTAAATTGGTATAGTATCAGATTCATCAGATGGTTTCCATTTATTATTTGATGATTCTTTTTCTGTTACTAATAAAGATAAATATGATGGTGTTTTTTCTGAAGATTTTTTCCAGGCTGCTATTTTTTTCTCATCACCTATAGTATTTGTTTGATGAATAGTTCCTGACCATTGTGGTGCTTTTACATTTTCATTTACATTTTGAAATAATATACCAACTTGTTGATATATTCGTAAAATAGTATCTCCTTTTTTTGTAATACCTTTTATATAAACACAACTATTTTCATTTCCATTTATATTTAATTTACCTTGTCCTACTAATTTTTGGTCTTCATATGGTTGAAAAGCAACACCAGTATTTTCATTATTGTATTCTGACATTTAAAAATCCTCCCTGATTATATTTTTATTTTGTTTTATTGGTAATACTCTTCTTGGTTCTCTTGATGCATCATTACCATCATCATCTTCTGGTGCAAGACCAGCCATTTGTAATGCACCATATCTTCTTGCATATGTAATAGCTGAACCCAAACCTTGCATTGTTTGTTTATCAATAACTAAATAAACTTTAGATACAAATTCTACACCTGTATCATGAATAATTTTTGTCTCAACATAATCACCATGTTCATCTCTATTATTTGGTTGAATAAATAAAAAATTATTATTTTGAAATGCAGATAAACAAGCATCAAGAACATTTCCTAAATCTGCATATCTGTTTTTAAAATGTGGATTGGTTGCATTTTTCAATGCCTTTCCCATTGATTTTTGTGCTTTAATATAATCTGTTACAGCACTTATAAAGTATTTATTTTCTTTTGTCATTTTATGTTCTCCTTTTGAATATTGAATCTTAATGCTCCTCTTTTATCTCTATTGATTGATAGTATATCTGAATAAACTTCACTTTCATTACTAGCAACCATAGATTTTAATTGCTTCTTTGCCATTTCGTTTTGTTTTACATAATTAATTGTATCAATATATTCATTTGCATAACTAATAAAAGCATTGTCAGTATTTGCATTTCTTCTTACCATTTTATTTACTGGTATTTTATCAATGCAGATTTCATCAACAACAACTTGATCTGTTGGTGCTTCATTTTTTACAACACAATCCCAAAATATACGAATGTATTCATTCATTTTTTTTATATAGTGAAAATCTATATCAACTACAGAACATTCCCACCTACGATTTCCAAAAATATTACAAAAGTAACACTCATTTATTTCATTTATAAACATATAAAATTGTAACTGTGGCATATATCTTTTAAGTTGATTTCTCATACTATTGTTTTCATAAGTATGTTTACATTCAACAATAGCTAAATCTTTATTTGTTGCAGCTTTTATTGTTTTATCATTACGTATCACAAGCATATCAACTGTTCCACAATAAGGAACATCATTATGAATAATAGATTTAACACCAGTTCGTTGTTGATAACGACTAAATCTTTTATCTGTATCAAGAAATATTTTACAATTTAAATTTTCTGTAGCTATACCAATTTGTACAGAAATATTATTTGATAAATCCTCAGGTTCTCTTATACCTGTTTTTTCTGCCCATAAATCATACCAATTGTCATGCATAATTCTGACGGCATCACTGCCACCAATAAAGTTTTTTCTATCTTGTTGATGATTATATTTGTATTTCATTGTGTTCTCCATTTTTTGTTCTCCTTTTTAAATAGTATTTTAATTTTTAATTTTTGTCAATGGCTTTTAAACCATTTACTACATCTACAAGAATAGTTTTTCTTGATAAATATAGACTTTCAATATGTTCATAATATTGAACAAAAGAAACCGGAAAATATTTTTCTGTTGTTGATAATTTTCTTATAGCAGCAATAACTAAATCTCCTGGATAAATAGATAATCTTTCTGCTAAAGCTTTTATTCTTATTGATAAATCTTGTGCTGACTCATTAAATGGCTTCTGTGTTATCGAGGATAGATATACAAGCCTTTTAACACATTCTTGAATAGATAACCCTACCATTGAACTTAACACTTCTCTGTGTGCATTTTCAGCAATTTCTTTTGTTGCATAATCACCTTTATAAAAAACAATAAATGATTTTTTTCCAGATGAATAGCTAATCTTCGGTGGATACGTGTGACATGATTTCAGAAAAGAAAGCAGATTTTTGTTTGTCAATACTGGCGAATGTATTTTTTTTAGTTGATCGATTGCTTTCGTTCTCTGTTCTGAATTCAACTGCTTTCCTAATCCAGTTTCTGAAAGCTGAATCGACATCAACGAATTTATTTCCTTTGGATCTGTGGTAATCGATAAACTTATCTGTTTCATTTTTAATATCTATCCTTTCATATTTTTTTAAAAGTTTTGTTTGTAAATCTTTTGATGGAAAGTAATCATTTGATATATATGTTTTATGTTTAGTAATAGGTTTGTGTCGCTGTGTGCGATAGGGGGTGTCGCTCTCTGCGATAGGGGTATCGCTCTCTGCAAATATTATCTTATACATTGTTGACGTTGATAATCTTTGTATTCGTTTTATAAAACCTTTTGATTCAAGATACGAAAGTTTTCTTGATACTGTTGCAACGTGCATTTCTGATCTTGTTGCTAGTGTTTGTAATGATGGAAAACATTCACCTGTTTGTTCATTACAATAATCAGCTAGAATAACAAGTAGCCATTTTGCCATTGGATCTTTTATTTCTTTTTTTATAGCTTCTGCCATTAATAAAAAAGACATTATTTTTCTTTCATAAATTCTTCAAAAGATTCTTGTGTAAATATAATTAATACATTACTTTCATCTTTTTGTTTTGTTCTTCTTTTAAATAGTACTATGTCTTTGTTTTTAAATAAAGAAAATGGATTTGGAAAAGTTGATTTATCTCGATATTTTACTTCACAAATAAATCTTTTTTTATTATGATCTATTACTAAATCTCCAACATATTCACCACCTAATGATCCAGATAACGGCTGCCTTTTTACTTTTAAACCAATTTTTGTAAGCCATTTTTCGAACCATTTTTCATGATAAATTCCTTTATTTCTATTTTTATTTGTCATCAAAAGATTCCGATAATTCTTTTATTCTATTCCATTCAACGACATCAATCCAATATTCAGCATATCTATTTCCTTTTTCATTTACACATAGTTTTTGATTTATTGGTATTCCTTGTGTTTTTAAGGCATGAATGTGAGAAGCTAATCGCATTGAATTAAATTTTTTCAAAGCTAATATTGGTGTAAGACTTTTACCAGATTCAAGATATTGTCTAATTTTATTTCTTTGAGTTTCCATTTTATTCTCCTTCAAAATTAAAATTATAAAATGTTAAAAAATCATTAATTGCTTTTCTTAATTTCATTGGAATTTTTTTATTCATTTTTCTTTCAGTTTGATCATCTAATTTAACAACAAGTGACCACGATTTTAATTTTACTTTATGACCTTCATTAAAACTATATAGATTAACGTGCCTGCTGTTTTCTTCTTTAAATGTTTTACCTTCTTTGTTTATTAATCTTATTCTTATTCCATGATATAAATTTGATACTATTTCTTTTGTATCTTTTTGTAACATTTCCGCTAGATCTCTTGCTGTTTGTGGTCCATGTACTTTTAATATTAATAAAATAGGAGTTAAATCTTTGTAATCATATTCTCTAATGGTTTCTTCTTCTTTTTTTAAAGTTGGAAGTATTCCTCTTTTATTATTCTTATACATTGTTTTTTCATAATGAGTCCAAAACTCTTTATATTTTTCATTTATATTATCTTTAAATTCTTCTGATTGTTTGTTGATATAATTTTGTACATTATTTTTATAATAATTTTTCAGTATATATTCTTCTTTCATTTTGTTACCTTCTTATATTCTTTTGTATTATTATTTAAAATTCCTTCTACAATACATTTTCCATCAACATATAAAGTAAAAACTTTATTTCCATGTTGATTTGTTGATACTTTTTGTGTTATTTCCGCT